TGCTGAGAAGATGCCACCTTCTTTGTTTATTAAATTTTTGTATGGACATTTACTTGAAGAGATAGTTTTATTTCTCATTAAACTATCTGGACACAAAGTTACTAGCGAACAAAAAGAAATAAAAGTATCTGGTATTAAAGGACACATGGATTGTGTTATAGATGGTGAGGTTGTTGATATTAAAACAGCTTCCGGATTTGCGTTCAAAAAATTTAAAGATGGAACTCTTGCAGAGAATGATATGTTTGGCTACATGGCTCAACTTGCAGGATATGAAGCAGCCGAGGGTACTGACAAAGGAGGTTTCTTAGCATTAAACAAAGAGTCTGGTGAGTTAGCTTTATATAGACCAGATAACTTTGATAAACCTAATATCAAGAAAAAGATTTCTAATATTAAAAAGGCTGTCAAGTTAGCTACACCACCTGATTTATGTTATAGCCCAGTTCCAGATGGTAAGTCTGGTAACATGCAGCTACCTAGAGAGTGTGTTTATTGTAGACATAAGTTTGAATGTCATAAAGATGCAAATGAAGGTAAAGGACTTAGAGTATTTAAGTATGCTAATGGATTAAAATACTTAACCCTAACACCTAAACCGCCTAAAGTTATAGAGGTAACACAAGTATGAGTGGAAGAAGATCAAAAAAATTAAGAAGAAAAGCAGAGGACTTACTTATCGCATGGTTGAGAACAATGGTTCCAGAAGGAGAAGATACATCTAAAATCAGTAGAAAGAATCTTGATGATTTCTTACCAGAACAAACTCATATCTTTGCCAACAATAGATATTTATTAAGTGCATATAGTTTGAGATGGTTTTATAAACAGGTTAAACGTAATCCACAACTAACGCTTGGAGACCTTAATGCCTAGAAGAGTTCCCAGAAAACCTAGACCCAAAAAAACTAACGTACCCAAAGGATATGATAGTACATGGGAATATAATATACATCAAACTATTCTACAAGATTGGAAACATCATTGCGATAAGATTGATTATATCGTAAAGCATACTTATGAGCCAGACTTTGTAAAACTTATTAATGGTCAAACTATATTATTAGAAGCTAAAGGAAGGTTCTGGGATTATGCTGAATACAGTAAATACATTTGGATAAGAGAATCTTTACAAGAACAGATAGGAGAATTTGAATTAGTATTCTTATTTCAAAAACCTTTTGCACCTATGCCGGGAGCAAAGAAAAGAAAAGACGGAACAAAAAGAACCCATGCTGAATGGGCTGAAACAAATAATTTTACATGGTACAGTGAAGAAACTTTACCGAAGGAATGGATAACAGATGAATTATAAATTTAATGAAGGACAATTAATACAAGAACTACAGGCTTATATTGATGAGACATATGGTGAACATTATGCTTCAGATAAGTATCAAGCCACAGATATTATTATTGATTCTGGACATGGAGAAGGTTTTGCTTTAGGTAACATTATGAAGTATGCAAAACGATATGGAAATAAAGATGGAAAGAACAGAAAAGACTTGCTAAAAATCTTACATTATGGTATAATAATGCTTAACGTACACGATACAGAGAACTCATAATGGTAGAAGATAAAGTCGGTATCAAGGAATACCTTGGTATTAAAATAAATTATAGTAATGAAAAAAATTTAGATAAGTTTAGTCTTGATACTCTCAAGGATAGATACTTATGGGAGAATGAAACACATGCACAAGAAGCATTTGCCAGAGCATCAGTCTTCGCAGCCACTTACAAAGGTCACACAGATTTTGAATTGGCTCAGAGACTTTATCACTACAGTTCCAGTTGTTGGTTCATGTTTAGCACTCCTATACTTAGTAACGGGGGAACAAGTCGTGGTCTTCCTATTAGCTGTTTTCTCAATTATGTACCTGATAGCAGGGATGGTTTATCTGCTCACTATGACGAAAATATTTGGTTGGCAAGTTCGGGTGGAGGTATTGGTGGATTTTGGGGAGATATTCGTAGTAATGGTATTTCTACTACTCACGGTAGCAAGTCTACTGGTTCAATCCCTTTCATCCATGTAGTAGATTCTCAAATGTTAGCCTTCAATCAAGGCACGACTAGACGTGGTTCTTATGCTGCTTACATGGATATATCTCATCCGGAGATAGAAGAGTTTATTAACATGCGTAAAGAATCTGGTGGAGATATTAATCGTAAGAATCTTAATCTTCACAATGGTATAAACATCACTAATGATTTTCTAAAAGCTGTTGAAGAAGATGCAGACTTTAGATTAATTGACCCTAAGACTCACGAACCTACAAAGATTGTAAATGCTAGAGACTTGTGGTGGCAGATCATCAACGCAAGAGCAGAGACAGGTGAGCCATACATGATTAATATAGATACATGTAACGAAGCATTACCTAAAGAACAAAAAGATTTAGGATTAGAAATCAAACAGAGCAATCTTTGTTCTGAGATTACTTTACCTACTAACGAAGAACGAACAGCAGTATGTTGTTTGTCTTCTGTAAACTTAGAATACTTTGATGATTGGAGTGATAATCCTCTGTTCATTGATGATTTAATTACCATGCTTGACAACGTTCTTCAACATTATATTGATAACGCTGTTGACACAGATAACTTAGGAGAGTATAATGCAAACTTTAAAAGATTTCAAAAACATATCAAGCCCGGTAAAGAGGGCTTTACTAAATCTGCGTACTCGGCTTACCGAGAAAGGTCGTTGGGTTTGGGGGCGATGGGATTCCATTCGTACTTACAGGCACACAATATTCCTTTCGAAGGTATATTCGCTACGGGATTTAATTACAAAGCGTTTAAGCACATTAAGAAATATTCAACTAGAGCAACTGAACGACTTGCTGATGAACGTGGTGAGTCACCTGATATCAGTGGTAGTGGTCGTAGGAATGCTCATCTACTCGCTGTTGCTCCTAACGCTTCTTCTAGTATCATATGTGGTGGTACATCTCCTTCGATTGAGCCATACAGGGCTAACGCTTATACGCACAAAACTTTATCCGGATCATTCCAAGTAAAAAATAAATATCTTGAAGAGGTATTACAAGAGAAAGGATTAAAAAAAGCTGAGTTAAATGAGATATGGAAAGACATTGCAGGTAAAGATGGCTCTGTACAACATCTTGATATACTAACAGATAAAGAAAAAGAAGTGTTTAAAACTGCTAATGAAATAGATCAGATATGGATTATAGAACATGCAGCTAAACGACAAGAGTTTATTTGTCAAGCACAGTCAGTTAATTTATTCTTTACACTTCCTAAAGCTACAGAGCCACAGGAAGTACATGATGAATACATGCAGTACGTCAATGATGTACACTGGTATGGTATGAACAAACTTAAATCTTTATACTACTTTAGGTCTAATGCTGCTCGTAGTGTAGAAAATGTAAACACCAAAGTTCAGCGTATTAAATTAGACGATGCTGAATGTATTGCTTGTGAGGGATAGTATGGATTGTTGGCACTGTGGAACAGAATTAATATGGGGTGGAGATCACGATATAGAAGATGAAAACGATGAATACATTATGGAAACTAATTTAAGTTGCCCCAAATGTAACTCTTTTGTAATAGTATATTTACCAAAGGATTAATATGAAACAAGAAGAATTTACAAATGTATTTAGTCAGAAATTTTCTGGCTTTACAAGTAGGATGTGGTTAGATTATTGTGATGAAAATAATAATCCATTCTCAAAAACAAAAGATTATGCAGGATACGTAATTGAAAATTTTAAATATTTAGTTAAGAAATTTAACAAGGAAAACACATGAGTTTATTAGACACCAGAGATTATTACAAACCATTCGACAACCCTTGGATGTTTGATTACTATGTCTTACAAAATCAAATGCACTGGATGCCGGAGTCAGTACCATTACATACAGATGTAAAAGATTGGCAAGAGCTATCTGATAAAGAAAAGAATTTACTTACCCAGATATTTAGACTGTTTACTCAGTCAGATGTAGATGTTGGTGCAGGTTACGTTGATAGATACATGCGTATATTTAGAAAGCCAGAAGCTAGAATGATGATGGGTTCTTTTGCTAACATGGAATCTATTCATCAACACGCTTACAGTTTATTACTTGATACAGTTGGTATGCCTGAGATAGAGTACAAAGCTTTTGCAGAGTATGAAGAGATGTCAGACAAACATGATTATGTTCACAATATTAAGACAACTAAGTCTGATAAGAAAAGTATTGCAAAAACTTTAGCAGTCTATTCAGCATTTACTGAGGGTCTACAGTTGTTTAGTAGCTTTGCAATCTTGTTAAACTTCCCACGCTTTGGACGTATGAAAGGCATGGGACAGATAGTTACTTACTCTATACGTGACGAATCTATGCACGTTGAAGCTATGACAAAACTATTTAGAGAGTTTATCCAAGAGAACATAGAGATATGGACTGATGATTTCAAAAAAGAAATATACCAAATCTGTAGACAAATGGTGGAACTAGAAGATAAATTCTTAGACTTAGTGTTTGATATGGGAGACCTTGAAGGTCTTACCAAGAAAGATATGTATGCTTACAATAGATATATAGCTGATAGAAGATTACTACAGCTAGGATTAAAAACAAACTATGACCAGAGAGAAAATCCTTTGGAATGGTTAGATGAAGTAATGGGTGTTGAACATCAAAACTTCTTTGAAGGTCGTGCTACTTCTTATATGAAAGCAGGACTAAGGGGTAGACAAGATAAAGTAACCTTTACAAACTTGGAGAAGGATAATGGTTAATAAGAATGAAGCAAACTTAGTAAGTTTTAAAGTGCTTCTTACACGTAACAATGATATAGTTACAGAGTTTAGTATGCTACCAGAGGATATGGTTGATGAGATATTCCCTCTTGATGAGAGAGACATTATCAAAACTATCCTCCGTAATGGTAAACATAAAATGGGAGACCTACATAATTATTTTCAAAGAGAGTTAAATGTTTTAAAGTAATTATCCTGCTAAAGGATTCTTATTCTCTTCTTTAAATATTTTTATATCAGTCTTAACACTTTCAATATCAGCTTTCATACCTGACATATCAGACTTGATAGACTCAAGATTATTAATCTTAAGCAAGATAGTCTCATCAATAGTTTTATTAATATATTCTACTGATGTTTCTAATGCTTCAATCCTGTTGATAACCTCATCAACTCCTTGCTCAGTTTCTTTAGCTTGTTGAGCTTTTGATTCTAAGTTCTCTATTCTATTCACGTAGGTTGCACCTGTGTATCCAAACCCTGCAAGAGTTCCAACGATACCTGCCAATGCAATAAACTGTGTTGTTTTATTTTGTAACCAATCCATATTATTCTCCGTTCTGTTTATCCTGCCAATCACTTATGGCTTTTTTTATACTATCTTCTGCTAACACACTACAATGTAATTTTATAGGTGGTAACTCCAAAGCTTCAGCTATGTCTTTATCTTTTATTTCACAAGCTTCTTCAATTGTTTTGCCCTTTAACATATCAACAAACATTGTGCTTGATGCTATTGCTGACCCACAGCCATAAGTTTTAAACTTAACATCATCAATAATATGTCTGTTGCCCTGCAACTTACATTTAATTTGTAACTTCATTACATCACCACATGCAGGTGCACCAACCATACCAGTACCTACATCTAAATCTTTAGGATCAAATCTACCCACTGAATATTTTTCTGGGTTATTTAAAACTCCTTCAAATCTATCTACAACTTTATTTGAGTATGCCATTAGAATGCTTTTGAATTTACATAAAAAACTAATAACATTAAACCAAAGACTACAACTTGTACCACAGACATAATAGCTACAATATTCATTTGTCTATCTGCCCACCAGTTTAGTTCAGTTTCTTGCCAATGTAAAAACTCTTCAGGCGATGCTTCATTCGGTTTGTTTAATAATAAACTTTGTTGTTGTGGTATTTTCATTTTATAATGGTGGTTGCATTTCTCTCATTTCAACTAAGGTATCTAAACTTTGTCCTGCCATTTGATAAAAACCTTCTATGTTATCTGACAACATATTGTTTGCATATATATCTGTAGACTCGTACCACATATCTTGATCGGGTAATGTAACTAATCTATAATTATTAAAGTTAGGAACAAATCCCATATAAGCTATGATAGTATTCTCTGACCCATACTCTCCTGTCTCTTCTTGTTTAGCCTGTACATCTTCTTGTGCATCTTGTAAGTTTTGAGCTATAACATTAGCTACAGTTTGTTCAGCTTCAGTAGCTGATGCATCGGTAGATACTGACACGTCTATTTGACTTTGTAAAGTTTGAGTAGGTGTTGTACCCACAGCAACACTTGTTGTCTCAACTGATTCAACTTCAACACTTGTTGAGTTTGTAGAGTCTGTGACATTTGTACTCATGCTTAATACTTGATTGTTTTGTGCAGTAGAAGATGCAAATTGTTCAGATATACTAGGAGAGTTACTAATACTTACACCACCACCAGAATTAGATGATGATACGCTAGAAGCTCCTGTCGTTCCACCTGTAGCATGTATAGAGTTTCCTGATGTAGTTCCACTAACACTAGCCTTAGCTGTGCTTAGAGTGGACGAGACGACACGTAACGCTGTTTCTTTGCTAATCGAGCTTTCACTTTCTGAAACTTCAGCAACTAGTTCTTCTTCTATCTCTTCTTCTATAACTTCATCTTCTTCTTCAACAATCTCCTCAATGAGTTCTTCCTCCGGCTCCTCTGCATACGCAAGTTCTTCTTCCACAATTGTCTCTTCCTCAAACCATTCCTCCACTTCTTCAATAAATGTTTCTTGAAATACAAATTCTTCAATCATTAAATCTTCTATGGGTACAAAGACTTCTTCATCTCTTATAAATGGTATAGGTTCTATAAATTCTTCTAGTGGTTGTAGCTGTTCAAATATTATCATTTCTTCAAACACAAACTCTGGTTCTTCAAACAGCTCGTACTCAGGTTCAAAGATATATTCTTCAAATATTTCTGGCTCTTCAAAAGTGTCATACATGTCATACTCTTCAAAACCAAAGTCAAATATTTCTTCTTCATATCCATAGTCAAAGTATTCTTCTTCTTGGTAATAACCAATGTCCATTTCTTGTGTATATCCGGGACAGAAAGGACCATACTGTGGGTCTAGGTCACACTGTAAATCATCATACGCATCCCAGTATCCTGCACAGCTTACATCATTTAAAGGATTACTACAGTCAATAGTTTCACTTGTACCGTATAGCGAACCACCATTTTCTAGTAAAGTATTTGCTGCAGTATTATTCCAATCAGTACTTACACACGAGCTAGTATTAGTTGTACCTGTATTACATTCATCATGAAACAAATATTGATAGTAAGTATC